GTGAATATAAACGTCGCAGATTTGTTAAATGGGAATTACATCCTGTTATTATTTGTTGTACTGGCACTGGGACTGTGTCTGGGTAAATTACGCCTGGGTTCAGTTCAACTTGGTAATTCCATTGGCGTTTTAGTGGTCTCATTATTATTAGGCCAGCAGCATTTCAGCATTAACACGGATGCGCTTAATCTCGGTTTTATGCTGTTTATTTTTTGTGTTGGCGTGGAAGCAGGGCCGAACTTTTTTTCCATTTTTTTCCGCGACGGCAAAAATTATCTGATGCTGGCGCTGGTGATGGTCGGCAGCGCCCTGGTGATAGCGTTAGGGCTGGGTAAACTGTTTGGCTGGGATATCGGCTTAACCGCCGGGATGCTGGCCGGTTCGATGACTTCGACGCCGGTGCTGGTCGGTGCGGGTGATACGTTGCGCCACTCGGGTATGGAGAGCGGTCAGCTTTCGCTGGCGCTCGACCACCTGAGTCTCGGCTACGCCCTGACCTATCTGATTGGGCTGGTGAGCCTTATCGTCGCCGCGCGTTATCTGCCTAAACTGCAGCATCAGGATCTCCAGACCAGCGCCCAGCAGATTGCGCGCGAGCGCGGTCTGGACACCGACACCAAGCGTAAAGTCTATCTGCCCGTCATTCGCGCCTATCGCGTCGGGCCGGAGCTGGTTGCCTGGGCCGACGGCAAAAACCTGCGCGAACTGGGTATCTACCGCCAGACGGGCTGCTATATCGAACGTATTCGCCGCAACGGTATTCTGGCTAACCCGGACGGTGATGCAGTGCTGCAGATGGGGGATGATATCGCCCTGGTCGGCTACCCGGACGCGCACGCGCGCCTCGACCCGAGTTTCCGTAACGGTAAAGAGGTGTTCGACCGCGACCTGCTCGACATGCGTATCGTCACGGAAGAGATTGTGGTGAAAAACCATAACGCCGTCGGGCGTCGTCTGGCACAGCTGAAGCTGACGGATCACGGCTGCTTCCTGAACCGGGTCATCCGCAGCCAGATTGAGATGCCCATTGACGATAACGTCGTGCTGAACAAAGGCGACGTTCTTCAGGTCAGTGGCGACGCGCGTCGCGTGAAAACCGTCGCCGACCGCATCGGCTTTATCTCCATTCACAGCCAGGTTACCGACCTGCTCGCCTTCTGCGCCTTCTTTATTGTCGGCCTGATGATTGGGATGATCACCTTCCAGTTCAGCAACTTTAGCTTCGGCGTGGGTAACGCTGCGGGTCTGTTGTTCGCCGGGATCATGCTCGGCTTCCTGCGAGCCAACCACCCGACCTTCGGCTATATCCCGCAGGGCGCGCTGAACATGGTGAAAGAGTTTGGCCTGATGGTCTTTATGGCGGGCGTGGGTTTGAGCGCAGGCAGCGGCATCGGACACAGTCTGGGTGCCGTCGGCTGGCAGATGCTGGTCGCCGGGTTGATCGTCAGCCTGCTGCCGGTGGTGATCTGCTTCCTGTTCGGCGCTTACGTGCTGCGCATGAACCGCGCAATGCTGTTTGGCGCCATGATGGGCGCGCGCACCTGTGCACCGGCGATGGAAATCATCAGCGACACCGCCCGCAGCAACATCCCGGCGCTGGGCTACGCAGGCACGTACGCCATCGCCAACGTCCTGCTGACGCTTGCCGGTACGCTGATCATCATTATCTGGCCCGCGCTCGGATAACTCTGAAGTTTGCGCATCCCCGAATTATTTTCGCGATGCGCAGAACTTTTTGTATATGAGGCAGTCATAACTATTGCCACTGCTTTTCTTTGATGTCCCCCATTTTGTGGAGCCCATCAACCCCGCCATTTTGGTTCAAGGTTGATGGGTTTTTTGTTGCCTTAAATTTTTGATCTTTACAATCAATCACTTACAACGACACTTTCCCATGCATGGCGACAAAATGGCGGCAGCACTTTAGCCTGGCTGCAAAATCTTCGCCTTAAGCCGTTTCAATCGCGTACAGTAATTCAACCAAAGCAACAGCGCCGACATCATCCCAGCGTAAATAACTCGACAAAGAACTTGTTCCTGAATCCCTTCCTAAAACTTTCTGACAAATGGCCTGATGATCGGCTGATGCGGAAACCCAAACACTCCCGCCCTGGTGGCAAAAGTAGGTAGAGCCTTTCAAACCATCCCTCTGAATACGTTTCTTCCAGATATCCACCTGCTGCGTAGTGACTCTCAAAGCCATAAACCCTCCGGCAAAAATCAATTAGTTATTGTTTTGGATTAGGTAAAATATCAGCAACCAGACCTAACAGTGAATATGTATGTTTAACCATTATCCTGAGAAAACTTACAGCAGGACGGAAGTCATGAGTAAGCCAACGCCCATTCCCGCTGTGAACGGCGTCTATTTTTGGTGGTTCAAGGAAATCCCCCCGGGCGTACCGACAGAGGGTTGCATTACCTGTGATGGCTACACTCTACTGTACGTCGGCATTTCGCCAGATCAGCGTGGGAAACCGAATAGTCGCTCAAATCTGAGAAAACGTATTAAAACCCACTATAGCGGCAATGCTGCAGGTTCAACGCTGAGACGCACACTTGGCGTGTTACTAAGCGGTGTAAGCAGCTTTCCCCTACGTCGCGTTGGATCTGGCTCCAGAATGACATTCACTCACCCAGGAGAGCAGTGGCTTGATGCCTGGATGGAAAAGAATGCCAGAGTTCATTGGATACCTGTCGAAGCGCCATGGGAACTTGAGGACAAGCTGATCGCGTCGATTCCCCTACCATTAAACATTCAGGGAAATTCTCATCATTTTAGAATGACGCTCTCAGGAATGCGTAGTCAGGCTGCAGCAGATGCAAGAATGATGGAGATTGCTGATGAAAGGGGTTTCAGAAGACGACTAATGGCGCAGTAAAAAACCCGCCATTGACGGGTTAGTAAGCTAATTGCTCCTGCATTCCTTTCGGATGAGGTGGTGCGGCGCTGATCTTTTGCGGACGGCATACAGAACGGACAAACGTTTCATGGGTCACGAACGTATGCCCGCATTCGATATTGGTGCACTGGTTGTATCGTTCTTTGGTCTCGCTGGAAACCTGGTGCCCCCAATGGAAAACTCTGTATCAATGGCTCCGTCATCCAGCCCCATATCCACATCCACCGCGCCCGGCATCCCGCCGCCGCGATACTTCTCAAACTTGCGGGTGAATTTCGGAAGGGCCAGCGACTCGACGCTCCCCTGCCAGTTGTTCCCGTCGTTGAACAGGTTCAGGTGTTTTAACTTGCGTGGTAAAGCCATGGTGTCCCCTTACGCGCTGACCTGGCTGGAGAAATCCAGCAGGTACTGATCGGTGATGCGTTGGCGCAGCATCAGGTTTTCCAGCGGCGGCACTGGCGTGTAGTCGTAGTCGATGGTGAGTTTCCCGGCTTTCAGGGAGTCTTTATCGTTCACAGCCTCATCCAGCCAGCAGTCCGCGCCGATGATGTAGCCCTGCGATTTCAGGCTGCGCAGTTTGGCACGAATACCTTCGATAATGTCGCGGGTCAGCGACGGATTCAGCACGCCATCCACCGCCCACATGTGCGCCTCGGCGATAGTGTTCGCCAGTACCTGCGCCGTGCGGGCGTAGTTCTCAAAGGCAAACAGCGGATCGTCGCTCAGGCAACGGGAACCCCAGAAGCGGAAGCCGTCCTTGCGGATCAGCGTGGTAACGTCGTTCTTATTCAGCAGCCCCGCGTCGGTTGCCGGGTCCTGGAGGTCCCAGAACACATCAGCGGACAGGCCGGTGACGCCGTTTACGCCAACGTTGGACAGGGTTTTGTGCCAGCCGGTCTGCTCGTCGATTTTGGCACGCAGGCCGAGCGCACGGGCGGAGGCGTAGGCCGTCGCGTCGGCATTGAGCACGGTGTCGAAGTTGATGAAGTCAGGCCAGATCAGCATCCCCTCGCGCTGGCTGAAATTCGCGCGGTAGGCAATGGCATCTTCCACGGTTTTGCAGCCGTAGGCAGAGAGATAGGCAAATCCGCGCAGGCTCTGCGCCACGCTCAGCAGTTCCGTCGCCACCGCCTGCGTATCGTGTCCCGGCACGCCGAGGATGCGCGGTTTCACGCCGAGCTGGGACTGCGCCGACAGCAGCGCTTTCATGCCTGTTTTTTACCGTCTGCGGTCACGCCGCCGATAATGTTGGAGGTAGTTTCCGCTTCGGTTTCGCCCTGCGCCACGCGCACTACGACGGTGACGGGTTTGGCCTGGTCGGCAATGGCATCAAGCGAGCGCGCCAGTGTGCCAGACTCGCCCGCTTTGCCGCTGGCAGTCAGTACATCGGTCAGCAGGACCGGTTTGTTGAGGGGGAACATTGCCGCATCGGCATCATCGCCGGTGCAGACCATGCCCACGATGGCAGTGCTCACCGTGGTAATCGGTCGGGTGCCTTCGTTGATTTCGACAACGCGCACCCGTGGTGGTAATCCTGAGCCATAAGGCGAACCCTCCGGTTTTTAGGTTTCGCCATAGGATGGAGTGTATTGTTTGCACACACATCTTTGCAAAATTGTTTTGTTGATCATACAAAAAGCTGAGCAGACTGAATCACATGCTTAAGTCAAAAAATATAACCCCCAGAATCGCTATAAGAATTAGAGATGTTTCATAGATATATCCAACTACATACCTCGTTAGTTTGTACTATTCCCAAGCCGATAAATTGACTTATAAAAACACTCACAATCATCTTCACACAAACTTCGAAAACATGATAAAATACCGTACTTTATAAAATCTATTTTAATTTTATTGCGATAAAAAATGAACTTAAATTTGATATGGGCTTTATTCTGTATACTCTCCGCATCTTTTATTTTCGGCTTACGGAAAGACTGTTTTGAGCATAACAGAAATTACAACATTGACGGCTTACGCTATCTTTTAGCGGCATTTGTAGCGTTTCATCATAACAGCTATTCGGAAATATTTTTCAAAACAGGCACTTGGAAAATCAATGATAACTCTATAGCCTATGTAGGTACATTTGGTGTTGCAGTTTTCTTTATGATCACTGGATATTTATTTGGGGAAATTAAGTTACAGTCAAATTGGAAAACGTTTTTCACAAAACGTTTCTTAAGAATATTCCCCATGTGCACTGTATCTTCAATTTGTTGCATCGCTTTAGCTGTATATATGGGTAACAACACAACACAAACTAACTATAGTGACATTCTCTACTGGTTTGACGGCGGTATAACTGGAATCAAACCTGCTTTATTTGGATATCAATACGCCAATTTAATTAATGCCGGAGTAACATGGTCATTGTATTGGGAGTGGGCATTTTACTTTAGCTTGCCTCTTTTATCTTCCATATTCAACAAAAAGTACACGGTCGGACTATGCATTACGGTCATTGCACTTTTAATTAACATATTGCCTATTTTCAAAATACCCACCTATAATATTTCTTTTCTATTATTTTTTGCAATTGGGATTCTAGTAAGAAACCTTAAGCTTACGATTACAAACAAATGTGAAAAACCAAGAAATCTTTTAGCTATCTCCATATTAATTTATTGTATATTCTTTTCTGGAAAGAGTTCAGCATACAACTTTTACTCTTGCATGTTTATAGGTGTTTTCTTTTATCTAATTACATCCGGATCAACTCTTTTCGGGATATTAACGTCGAGAGGATTTATAAGATTAGGAGATGCCAGTTATAGTATTTATTTGCTACATGGAATTGGTTGGTTCATAATGAATAAATTTATGTTTCACTACAACGCCCATGATAACAAATATTTTTACTATATCATTCAGACTTTTACTTGGTATTTGATTTGCTATATTTCTTTACTTTCATACAAATACATTGAAGCTCCATTTATAAAGATCGGAAAGAGGCTGCCTTCGAAAAACTGACAGTATAAAAGGAGATTCATAAATTACATGAAATGAATCTCCTTACACCTTATTTCTCGAATGGAATTGTTGGCCACATAATATCTGGAGCAGTAGAGGCATCTAGATTAATTAGCTCATCCAGATAGCTCAGAGCCTTATTGCACATTGACATTTCTAAAGCTCTTAATCTACCCAATGTAACCTTTGAAGGCCATTGGTGGTAGTTTATATATGTATTGACTTCATCAAACCTTCTTTTGATTTCTGCTTTTGCCGTTTCAATTTGTTCTTGGCGAGTTGGTAACGGTAAGTCTACCCAACAGGGGAACCTGAACTATCCTTACACCTCACCTTTCCCTCAGGTTCTATATTGCTGTATTCTAAGAATACCTTTTTCACTAACACTTATAATATCATTTGGCCAGGAACCACTTGCAACATATAAATCATAATACTTTGCGTTTTAAAAAAATTCAATGATGGGCTATATCCATAATCCAAATTACTCACCTATTGACAAGTAGAAAAATGAATCGCTTGATATGCCTGATGATTTTGCCTTAAAACTATTGGCAGAAATTAGCGCATACGAAATAGCGCAGGGAACTGAGCTGGCATTGAAATCTCCATCAATATTTCCAGATAGTATCCCATAACATACTGAAGGAAAAATAATAGGAAAAGTCACCTGCAATCCTGTTGAGTTGCTACCACCGGCAATACCAATACCCCACTGAAAAATGAGTTTAGCTTTATTGCCTGTTTTATTCCCTGCAATATTCAAACTGCCAACAGTAAATTCCGAAGCATCCATTTTTTGCACCATCACCCATGCCAAGATACTGATAGATCCCGCCGATGGTTTTACCTGACAAATTTGTAAGTGTTGCATCAAGCGGTTGCTTGCCTGCCAGGGCACTTGTCATGCTTATTGCAAAGCTAGGATCATTGCCAAGCGCAGCAGCAAGTTCTTTAAGTATGTCGAGAGCCGCGGGCGATGACCCAACAAGCCCGACAAGCGCAGCTTTTACAAATGCGGTGGTTGCAATCTGTGTATTATTCGCAGTCTGCGAAGCTGTCGATGCGGTTGGCGTTCCGGTCAGGCTGGGACTTGCCAGCTGAGCCTTAAGCGCCAGCGCATTATTTAATGCCGCTGCAATCGCCTGCACAAATGCGGTGCTGACAATCTGCATGGTGTTAGTTCCCACCGGTGCCGTCGGCGTTTTGGACGTCCCCGTCAGGTCGGACTCTCTTTCGGGGCGTACTGCGAATGCGGATCAGCGGCAGCAAGATGCTTCGCCATCTGGTCATCCAAATAAACCTTCAGCTCCAGCACCTTGTCGTCGACATACTTGCGGGTTGCCAGCACCACCGCAGGGTCAATTTTCAGGATGAAGTTATCGGTGCTATTGGTAATCAGCACCATGCGCACCGTCTGCGTACGCCCAATCCCCTCCGCCAGCTGCGGCTTGTAGCTCTCCGGGCAGTTGCCCACGGCAATCAGTGCACCGGTTTCATCGAACAGCCCGACCTCGCGAATCCACCACCCGCCCTCGGTTTCAGGGATCACCTGCTCAGCAATAATATGGCTGCTGTTCTGCGGTCGATGTACAGCATATTGAGAGCGGCCCGGCACTTCTCAGCAATCAGTCTGGTCTGCTGCGCGCTGGGTGTGGGAAGCACACCGCCGCCGTCGCCCACCGCCATCTGGGTTATTTTCAGCGGAACGCCGAGCGCGGCGGCGCTGGCCAGTTTAGCTGCGCCGATCTCCGTCAGCAGGGTGTAGAATTTTGCGCTCATGGATTCACTCTCACTGTGTCAATAACGTGGACCACCCCGCCCTTGTAAGCTGTGCCACCGGAAATAATGGTGTCGTTGATATACGGATAAATTGTGATTTCTTCGCCGGTGTAAGTGGCTACGCCGACGAAATACGGCCCGCTGGTCTGCAGGTTGATGGACATGCCGATCAGGTGGCGGCTGCAGGGTTTGGCATCGCTGATGAGACGCTCAAGCTCCAGATAGGTTTCTTCCGTGATGCCCTGGTCCTGCACGCCGATATCCAGACGAAACGTGCCCGGCAGTTCACCGGTCTGCCACCATTCAATAATATGGATCAGAAAGCCGAACGGCTCCACCACCCGACGCACCGCACTGGTCGTCCCTTTGTGCTGATGGATGTAGAACGCATCCTGCACTACCCGGCGCTTCACGCTATCCATCCAGCTCTCGTCCCAGCGGTCCACGGAAAACGCCCACGCCAGATACAGCAGGAAACTGACCGGACAGGTTGTCTGGTTCCACAGGTCACGCAGCGGAACTTCAAGCCCGGAAATACCACTGCAGCTCTGCGCCAGTCTGCGCTCAAGCGGCGATGAACGTGGTGGCAGCAGGCTATTCATCCGTGCCTCCGTTGGTCACATTCCACTGCGTGCAGGAGGCGGCCTGCGTTTTGTCCAGCACCACATCAGCCAGAGGAGACGCCAGCTCCACGCGCTGCACACCTTCGACATGTAGCGCGGCATACAGGGCGCTGCGGCGGATATCGCGTCCGAGCCGCGTCTGGCTGGCGATATACTTCTGCAGGCTGGATTTTGCAGCCGCCATCACCGGCTCCGCCTCCGGTCCCGGATAAAGGAAGATTGTGGCATCCACGCTGTACGGGATAATTTCGGCGCTGTGCACCGTCAGACGGTCCGCCACCGGGCGCACGCTCTCGTTGTTCAGTGCCTTTTCGACCACGGCCAGCAGGTCATTGCCTGCCGTTCCATCAGCCTCGCGGCTCAGTACGGTCAACACCACTTCCGCCGGTGCCGGACTGGTTGCGCTGGCGTCCGCCACGCGCCCGTCCGCACTTCTGGCGTGAAACTCATACGCCGCCGTTGGCCCCGCAACGGAAAGACCTTCGAATGCTGCGGGCACGCGCAGGCGCAGCGCGTCGTCGCTTTCCATCACTGTGGCAACCGGCGGCACTGCGTCGTTGTCGGCAGGCGTTACCGTCAGGCGGTTGACGTTGTAGTTGGCGGCAAGTTGGTCCAGTTCGCCGCCGAGGGCATAGGCGACCATGACAGCCTGCGCGGCCTCGTTGAAGCGCTGACGCAGCAGCACTTCGCGGTAGGTGCTTTCCTGCAGTTGTTTGGTGATGGGTTCAGACTCCAGCGCGAGCGTGCGGGCGACTGCCGCCTGCTCATCCGCCGGATAGAGCGCCACAAAAGCAGCCTTGCGCTCCGCCAGCAGCGTCTCAAAATCCGGCACGTCCACAATCTGCGGCGCGGGGAGCTGGGAAAGGTCAATGACCGCCATTGTCTGCTCCTGTTAATACGGAAAGAGAAACCGGTGCACCGTTGTTGCGCTGCCCCGTAAGCTCAACCACCATGGAGCCGTCAAAATTACTACTGATGGTGATGGCGTCCAGCGACAGGCGCGGTTCCCAGCGGCTCAGCGCCATATATACCGCCGACATGATCTGCAGACGCAGCGCCGGGTTCTGCGGCTGGTCAATCTGCAAGGACAGCAGGGAGCCATATTCCCGACGGGCAATGCGACTGCCCTGCGGCGTCAGCAGAATATCTCGCACCGACTGGCGCAGATGGTCCGTGTCCGTGATGGCCTTGCCATTGCTCTGGCTCATGCCGAGATACAGCGCCATACCGGACCTCCTGACGTGTCACCGCCTTTCATGACTTTAATATTGGCATGGTCATCTACCACGATCCCGTTGGAACTCATCGGGCCACCGCCTTGGGTGACTGCCCCGTTGATCGCCACCTCGCTGTTGATGCGCGTGGTGTCAGCTTCCACGACAAATTCAGCGGTTTTGAGAGTGATATTATCTGCCGCCTCGATCACCATGGATTTGATTCCCATGACGTGCCAGCGCCCAGTGGCGGGTTCGTACTCAAACCAGCCCCCGTCCGGGTACTGTGTCACGCAGCCGTCCACGGAGTCCGACTGCGGCGCGAACTGGTTGGAATAGATCGCAGGTAAGGCAAAAGCGGTTTCCAGATTGCCGCCCATACTCAGCACCACCACCTGCTCATCCGTCGACGGGCACCACCATGTACGGGCACCGCCTGCGCGCAGTGTGAGCCAGTTAATCCAGTTGGTTTCGAGGTCGCCCACCCTCACCCGGCACAGCCAGTTATCCCGGTCCACTTCGGTCACGGTGCCGGTGCGGATCAGGTAGGTGATAAGGCGCATGATTTCTGTGAGTTGTGCGTTCATAGAGAAATGATGACAGCTGCAGGCTTGTTTATAACTTCTTGCAAATTGTGCAATCGATGGTACAAATTGATTAAAGGATAAAAAATCAAACGGAGGATGAATGAGCGTTATAAACCCTATTAGTTCCAATATATTCAATGCCGAATTTTTAAACTCCCCGGCAGCCGCTGGTGCGGCATGGATTTCCATTATTGGAACTCTTATAACGGTGATGACAATAATTGTTAGAGCACTATTCAGATATAGAAAATCTCATAATAAAATTTTAAAAAAAGCAGGAGTTCCTGCTTTCGCGCTGAATTTTTTCACATTTACCATTCCATTAAAGAGTCTTCCTGCGGCCGGATTGCCAGAAAAAATATGTGCTGGAGCACTACTAGTTATTTTTCTATGCGGAAGTGGTTATCTCTCTCCAGAGTTAATTCTTGCTTGCAAGACACCTGATGGCTCCGCACTATGGAATTGGGAGTCTACAAATGAAAATTTTTATATATCCAAGTTACGAGCAACCGAAGCAACAATTACTTCCCCGCCCAAATGGACTTTAAAAGCGTCTGATTGCGATTTAGCATCTACCAAAATCAGTTACGACACAAAGTTCATTTCAGCCGAGCATGCTACACAATTATGCAACTTAATGTTAGTTTCTCCTGAAAAAGAACGATTAGAAAAGTCCCTTAAAAATTTCAAAAAAAACAGAATGATTATATTTTTAATATGTGGAGTCATCGCCTTTTATTTCTTCTGGATAATACTTGGTTTAATCCTTAGCCTCATTTACTCTCAAAAAGTAAGAAGATATATTCTGGCTGAGCAAAGAAAGGCTATACATTGCGCTCACGGCGAATTCAGGGCTGAAGGTATCTATGCAATATATCAAGAGTTAGAGCGATAGACTCTTTGTTAACGCCCATCACGTTGATCAGCGTCAGAAACGCGGCGGACTGCTGAATTTCATCTTCCAGCGTCTGGGATACCGACGGCTCCACGGTGAACTTGCTGGCAAGCTCGGTCACGGCCACACCGTTCAGGCGCGCCAGCTGCTGCAGGTAGGCATTAAAGGCAAAGCGGGTTTTCTGTTTCATTGGTGTTTTTGCTCCTCAGCAATTGGTCACGGTGCCTGCCGGGGCGTCACCGCCCGGCGCGCGCTGGCGGTAGTCCCTGCGGCTGTCTTCGCGGTTCAGCTTTTGCTCCAGCTCGGCAAAGGCGGCCTGCTGGTCCTGCAGGGAAGTCTCCAGCGCGGACAGGCGTTCGCCGTTTTCAGATAAGGTTTTGGCAGTGCGTTCGCTCAGGTTTTGCTGCTCGGTAGCGACCAGCTCCACGGCCTGATGCACGTCAGAGAAACGCGCGTCGTCGGTCTGCTCTTTTTTGGTGAACAGAGCGGTAACGCGGGCAAACAGGGAGGGTTTGTCGTCCTGGATTTCTTCAAACTCGATCAGCGTTTCCTCAGCAGCAGAAAACAGGTTGTCCGGTTTCTGCTTGCGGTTCGCCAGCGGGTTGTGCGCGGCACTGGCGCTGAACGCCAGCATTTCCGTGCCGAGACTCGCCGGATCGTCCGTCGCAGCCAGACCGACAAGATAGGCTTTGCCGGTGTCGGCAAATTTCGGGCTGACCTCCATAGAGGTGAACAACTTCTGACCTTTTTTGACCAGCTCGACCAGGGAGGTGGTCGGCTCCACGTCGGCGTACAGCGCCATCTTGCCTGCCAGAGGACCATCCTTGATTTCTTCGGCAACCAGTGCCGTCACCTGGCCGTAGCGGTTAAAGGCGCTGTCCGGGGAATACGATTTGATGTGCTCAAGGTTAATGAGCGCGGTGTAGACCGTCGGGTTATAGCTGGCCGCCATCTGTTCCAGCCATTCGCGCTGGATTTCGCGTCCGTCGGTGGTGGCACCTTCCACCCCGATGCGGAAACGCTTTGCTTTCACTGTCATGAGCCGTGCTCCGTTAGAAAACTGTCTGGGGCCTTATGGTTGCGGGGATGGGGGGAGTGAGACAACGCGCGGCGCTTGTGCCTTTCGCCATACAAAACGAAGCCAAAGAAAGCCGTCAGTCAAGGCCGTAGGCTTGTGCCATGGATATGACACTGACCCCCGCAGACCTCGATCCCCGTCGGCAGGCCATGCTGCTGTACTTTCAGGGATACCGCGTAGCCCGCATTGCTGAAATGCTGGGCGAGAAAGTTGCAACCGTTCACAGCTGGAAGAAGCGCGACAAATGGGGCGAGTACGGGCCGCTGGATCAGATGCAGCTCACCACCGCCGCGCGCTACTGCCAGCTCATCATGAAGGAGCAGAAAGAAGGGAAAGACTTCAAGGAGATTGACCTGCTGGCACGCCAGTCCGAGCGCCACGCCCGCATCGGCAAATTCAACGACGGCGGCAACGAAGCCGACCTGAATCCCAACGTGGCCAACCGCAACAAAGGTCCGCGCAAATCGCCGGAAAAGAACCTGTTTACCGACGAGCAGATCGAGAAGCTGCAGGAGGTCTTCCACGATTCGATGTTTGCCTATCAGCGCCACTGGTGGGAGGCAGGCAACCGGCACCGTATCCGTAACCTGCTCAAGTCACGCCAGATTGGGGCGACCTTCTTCTTTGCCCGTGAGGCGCTGATTGACGCCATCACCACCGGGCGCAACCAGATTTTCCTCTCCGCCAGCAAGGCGCAGGCGCACGTCTTCAAGCAGTACATCATCGACTTTGCTAAAGAAGTCGATGTGGAACTGAAAGGAGACCCGATGACGCTCAGCAACGGCGCGTGTCTGTACTTCCTCGGCACCAACGCCCGCACGGCGCAGAGCTACCATGGCAACCTGTACCTGGATGAATATTTCTGGATCCCGAAATTCCAGGAGCTGCGCAAAGTGGCGTCCGGGATGGCCATCCACAAAAAATGGCGGCAGACCTACTTCTCCACGCCGTCCAGCCTGACTCACAGCGCGTATCCGTTCTGGTCCGGCGCGCTATTCAACCGGGGCCGCGCCAAAGCGGACAAGGTAGATATTGACCTGACTCACGGCAGCCTGGCTCCCGGCCTGCTCTGTCCGGACGGACAGTATCGCCAGATTGTCACCGTGGAAGACGCGGTGCGCGGCGGCTGTAACCTGTTCGACATCGACCAGCTGCGCATGGAGTACAGCCCGGACGAATACCAGAACCTGCTGATGTGCGAGTTTATCGACGATCTGGCGTCCGTGTTCCCGCTCAGCGAGCTGCAGGCCTGCATGGTGGACAGCTGGGAAGTCTGGAGCGACTTTCACGCCCTGGCGCTGCGCCCGTTTGGCTGGCGTGAAGTGTGGATCGGCTACGACCCGGCGAAAGGCACACAGAACGGTGACAGCGCGGGATGCGTGGTCATGGCTCCGCCCACGGTGCCGGGCGGCAAGTTCCGCATTCTGGAGCGCCATCAGTGGCGCGGGATGGACTTCCGCGCCCAGGCCGACGCTATTAAGAAACTGACGCAGCAGTACAACGTGACCTATATCGGCATCGACTCCACCGGCGTCGGCCACGGCGTTTATGAGAACGTGAAGGCGTTCTTCCCTGCCGTCCGTGAGTTTGTCTACAACCCCAACGTCAAAAACGCCCTGGTACTCAAGGCCTACGACATTATCAGCCACCGCCGTCTGGAGTTTGACGCCGGGCATACCGATATCGCGCAGTCATTCATGGCAATCCGCCGCGCCACCACCGCGAGCGGCAACCGCCCGACCTACGAAGCCAGCCGCAGCGAAGAAGCCAGCCACGCCGATCTGGCCTGGGCGACGATGCACGCGCTGTTTAACGAACCACTGCAGGGCGAATCCGCCAACACCAGCAATATTGTGGAGATTTTTTGATGGGCAAGAGAAATAAAAACCGCGCTGCAGCCGCGCATAACGTTCAGCACAACAGCGGCGCATCGGCAGAAGCTTTCAGCTTTGGCGACCCGATCCCGGTGCTGGACCGCCGTGAACTACTGGATTATGTGGAGTGCGTTCAGATGGACCGCTGGTACGAGCCGCCGGTAAGTTTTGACGGACTGGCGCGCACCTATCGCGCCGCCGTGCATCACAGCTCCCCGATTGCAGTAAAACGCAACATTCTGACCAGCACCTTTATCCCACACCCGTTGCTGAGCCAGCAGGCGTTCAGCCGCTTTGTGCAGGACTATCTGGTCTTCGGTAACGCCTATCTGGAGAAACGCACCAACCGGCTCGGCGGTAGTCTGTCGCTAGAGCCGTCGCTGGCAAAATACACCCGACGCGGCGTGGATTTGGATACTTACTGGTTTGTGCAATACGGCATGACCATGCAGCCCTATGAGTTTACCAAAGGCAGCATTTTTCACCTGATGGAGCCGGATTTAAACCAGGAGATTTACGGCCTGCCGGAATACCTGTCCGCTATCCCTTCCGCCCTGCTGAACGAATCCGCCACCCTGTTCCGCCGCAAGTATTACATCAACGGCAGCCATGCGGGGTTCATCATGTATATGACCGACGCTGCGCAGAACCAGGAAGACGTGAACAACATCCGCCAGGCGATGAAAAGCGCCAAAGGGCCAGGTAACTTCCGCAACCTGTTTATGTATTCGCCGAACGGCAAAAAGGACGGGATTCAGATCATCCCGCTGTCAGAGGTGGCGGCAAAGGATGAGTTTCTGAACATCAAGAATGTAAGCCGCGATGACATGATGGCTGCGCACCGCGTGCCGCCGCAGATGATGGGGATCATGCCGAGTAATGTTGGAGGGTTTGGGGATGTAGAGAAGGCGAGTATGGTTTTTGTTAGAAACGAGCTTATTCCGCTACAAAAAAGGTTGGTAGAAATTAACACTTGGTTAAAAGAAAAAATAATAACATTCAATGATTACTCATTAAATTAAAAAAGAGGGGTGCCCCCCTCTAAAATCACAAATAACGTTTAACACGTATTTTATTAATACTCGACTCACTCCCTATTCTTATTAAAGCGTTTTTGGCTTTTTCACCAATCCGATTCATTCTATCTGAACCATTGCTATAATTGCCAAATTTAAGAGCAGTGGCTATTACTGAGTCACCGCCATCACGGATAATATCTTTGAATAATTTATAGTAATCGTCTTCTGATGCACTATCCAGGGTGACTTCGTGCCTGTCCGACCAACCATTCTGACCTGACAATTTTGTGAGCACATCCCCTATAGAATCTTCCATGTCTCTACTAGCGGAATACTCTTTAATTTTTAACAACAACTCAGCATTTTTTACAGGATGAACATTCATGTAAATAGATTGTACATATTCATTAAGGGCATCGTTAGCGTAATTGATAAAGCTATCTATTAACTCCGTTGCTCTAATATTTTCATCAAAATCCCTAAACAATTCGACTACGCTATCTAAATCACTTGGAGTTACATACTCCATTCCATCGAGCACAGCCTGATATAACTTTTCAACAACCTCGGTTTGATTGTCATCAAATGAATTATGAAAGTACTGCCAAGCTTCAAACAGAGAACCGCGTTTGTTATCACGGATTATTTCATCATTTCTTATACCAACTTGTATCTGAAAACGATTTGTATCTATATACCCATATTTAACCATGTCAATTAGGACTTCATCAAGCTCATTCGTTCTTTTATAACCGTACTTAAGCAAAGTATTAAGCCATCTTTTTTCCTTTCCCTCTTCTTTATCATACATATAGATATTTTTTATGTTACTAATATATTCCAACGAGGGTACATCTCCATCTGGAGAAAATGCATAATGACTCCAACAATATAAAGTTAATGAATGCGCTACTTCGTTTGAAATTGTATCAGCATCACCATTAATTTTAGGAACCAAAGCTAAGATGAAACGTTCTATTTTTTTAAGTATGCGAATATTTTTAATACCCAATGAGATGGTATGCCTGCTTAATAAGTTATAAATATTGACATCATTACTATAAGCTATGGAAGCACACTCTTCTGGCGTAGGATTATAAGTAATCTCTCTATCAATGACTTTTTCTTTATAAGTGGAATAATCTTCCATACCATTTGATCCATTGTTAAGCAAAAGAACCACCTTACAATCTTTTTGTTCTTTCAAAAGAGAGACTAATCCTAAGACATCTTTAACCTCTAAGTTTTTACCACGTCTTTCTAAGTCATCTATTACTACGATCATTTTAGTAACGGTCATAAAAGAAATCGTTTCAAGTGTCGAAGTAAAATTTTTTACAACTGGCACTTCTTTTAATACGCCAGCAACTTTTCGAGAAAAAATTTCTACAATTCCAGTTGCATTGGTTGTAGCTGTTTCTAAATCTGGTTTATTTCCAATATATTCCCTAGTAATTGTATTTTCAAAAATAGAGTATTTTAAAGAATCAAGAGAGTTAATACCAAAGAGAGAGACATAGCTATATCGATTGAATAAAACATTATCTTTATTATCTTTCAGGAAGGTATTCCATGTATATGTTTTCCCTATACCCCACTCACCCTGTATAGCCATTACCTCAGGTTCTTCCGATGAAATAAAATCTGATAATTGCTCTTTAACAAACTCTAATGACATGAGTATTCTCCGAAAAAAGTTAGCCAGCCATATTGTAGCCTGGATACTATCAAAGTACTGCGCGCTCGCTCGTATCCCCGCCACGCCTGCCCACTTTGTGTAGTGGTTTTCATGCAGGTGCATGACGGGCCGGAAAGCGCGCCAGTTCTGGCGGCTCCGGCCCGATGCGATCCTATTTGGATCATGCGAATCCATGCACCATAGACATGCACTGCCTGTTCAAACTGCAGGATGCCATATGGGAGGGAGTTTCCCATGGTGCGAAATCACTAATGCTTACTCTCATCATGCCCTACTCCGTATTCATTCAGCCTGGTAACCAGATCGCTCGTCAGCTCCGACAGCCACGAAATCGCAACCTCCTTGTCGTCATCGCTACAATCTGAGCTGGCAACCAGCCGGGCCATAAGTTCTATCCGCTGCAATGCAAGTGACTCCATGAACAAATCGTTCACAACTCCCTCCCCTTATTACTGTTTATATATACAGTACAACATATGTATTTAAAGCTGAAATGGTTTTTACTCAGCTAACCCTTTGATTAATAGATAACCTCATTCCTGACTTTTTCAGTACCACTGACGCCATTTGTCATCCTCCTGTAGGCGCTGGTTACGATAGAACAGGCGCAACCCGGCTCCAGATGGCAGGCTGCCACCACGTAGAAGGAGATCCACTTCCGTTTCGCTGGCGTCAAAGCCTCTAGACCTCAGCTCCGCATCGAGCTGTAGCCGTTGGTGTACTGAAATTTCCTGTTTGTAGCCTTTCCGGCGCTTTGGTTTGACCAGCCTCAGCCTCGCAGTCAGCTCTCGCAGTTCCTTTTTACTCATATTCTCGAAGTCCGGCAGCGCTGCAGGTTCTTCGCAGCCAGGAAGTTCGCCCCCTGTTTGGTACATTTTTTCAACAAGGGGACAGTTATTGCCACGAGTCCAAGGGGCGCGAGCGCCCTGGTCGGCTGTCGTCTCCTGAACGTCAACGACCTTACGAACCATTTTCCACTTCATCGCGTGCGTGCAGATCCGGCCCTCAACAATCGGGGACCAGATGCCATAGATTCGTATGCCGTGATCGCCGTAGGTGCCCGGCTCGTCGTTAAGCTCGTATGCGGTTCGGATAAGGTGATGTTTGCGGGGAACGAGTACGCCACCCTGCTTCATAATGTAGGTGGCAAAGCAGCCCGCATCGGCAGCTGCCAGCACGGCATCTAGTCGCGCATTTTCCAGCACTTGCGCACCTGCTTTTTTATCCCTCTGCGCTCTCGCGGCCTGCCCGGCCAGCAGACGCAGCTCGCGGTATGCCTGACGTCCAGGAATGCCGAAGAAACGGAACTGTTGAACGCGGTGAAGTGATGCCCAGGCACTGACGTGCTCGGCACTGTCGCGCAGTGATTTGCCGGTTTCTTTGCCGATCTCTTTTGCCAGGCCACGCCCGTCGATGTTCTTACTGATGTATTTGGCGATGTAGCTGGTCGGCGTACCTTTACGCGGGTTGATAAGCTCAGATTTGAAGCGCGGCCCGGTATTGTTGCCCAGCTCAGCGCGGTCTTCACGAATGGCGAATTTACGCAGCAGCGCACTGAGGGTACGGCGGTCTTTTTTGCGCATGAAGCACAGCAGATGCCAGTGCACGGTGCCGTCGTGATGCGGCTCAGCAACGCGGACGCCATACCAGCGAAGCCCGGCTTTGTGCATAGCCTTGCGGAATGCGGCGAACGTATCGACCAGATAATCACTACTCTGCCGGACCGTTTCGCTGGTCCACTTCGGATTGGGCCTGCCGTTGTTGAGAGTTGCGTGGAAGCGCGACGGGCAAGTGATGGTATAGAACACAGCACAGTCGCCGCGCATTTCTGCGATCAGCTCCAGGCCTTTCACGCAGGCCATCATTTCATTGCGCCGATGTGCCGGGTTGCTGCTGCTGGCGTTTACCACGTCTTCCATATTCAGCGTGTCGCCGTCGGCATTGACCAACTCATGCGACTGGAAAAACTCCAGCGATTTACGGCGCTGCTCGCGTTTGTGGATGACGGCTTCATAGCTGACGTACGGGGACGCTTTCTTGTTGACCAGGCAAACGGCACGCAGCTGTTCTTCCCGCCACTCGCAGCGCGTCTGCCACAGTTTGCGATACCACCAGTCGGCACATAACATCCGCGCCAGCGAACCCGGAATAAGGTCATAGGGCACGGGCTTGCGGCGGAGTTTTTTGCGGCGCAGCTGTTCAAAGGCAGGCGGAATGACATCAAGACGTATAGCCTCTGCCGCCACTTTTTCCCATGACTGGCGGATTTGCTCAGGCTTCACGTTATCAGTCACAAACAGATCGCTGCAGGCAGCATCGAGACACATACTCATATGCGCCGAAACCAGCGTGGACAGGCGCTTGACCTGCTCCTGACTCATCTCAGGCAAAACCAGCAGCCCCTCCAGCCTTTCATGACTCGCCATAAACCGGAACGAGGCAGACACCTGACTTTCACGTACACGGTTCAGTCGCTCAAGACAAGGCTTGATGGTTTCGCGCAGATAGCGGGAATATGCTTTCGGCCTTCCCAGCCCTTGGAAGAACTTAATCCTTTCCAGCAGAGGTTTATTGACGTGGGCGGGTTCGGCGCTGACGTTAGTCAGAATGACTAAGTCGGGATTAACGCGCTGCTGCTCGCGCGCCATTTTGGCGCGGCTGATGAGCTGGTCCTGTTCCATTTGACGCTGAACAGGATCGCGAGATTCATTGAAGAAATAGCGTTCCCAGACCTCATCACTCATGGCCTCGCGGTGCAGTTGTTCCTGCTCGTTATCCGCAGCGTAAAGAGTGATCAGGTTTGAAAGTGCAGACACCGGCGCAACTTCCGCCGGGTCCAGATAAGGGTTGACTGCTTTTTTCGGGGTATTCCATGGGAAAACCCCGGCGGCCTCACTCGGGCCGCCTTTGTCGTTTGTTAATACAGGCATCACTGACAGACTCCGAAGCTCACAGCGCGCCTCGGGTGTAGTGCTTGCCTTTCAGTTCTGCGATTTCCTGACACGTCACGCAACATTGCACGCCCGGAATAGCTTGTCTGCGAGCAGTTGGGATTGGCGCGTCACAGTCGATGCAAAGAACGCGGGCAATGCCTGGCTTTCTGGTGCGGGCGTTATGAATATGGCGCTGCAGGTTTTCTTCGACGCGCTGCTGTACGAGATCCATGGAATCAGCCATCAGTGCCAGTCCCCGCGTGATTCAGTTTCATAACGGGCAACTTCACGGCGCAGTAATTCCGCTGCCTCCACTCCATTCATTTCCTTCTGTAGGATGTGAAGCGCCAGTGCCTCCATGCGGATGGAAACGGCAAAGGCGCAGCTTTTACGCTCATCCAGGCGAGTCTCGTTAAACAGCTGGAATAAACCAGCATCATCCGGTCCGGTTTTGGTGGTGCGGGTTTCACTATTTCGCATAATCAATTCTCCTGAATTAGGGCAAAAGAATGCCCGGCGGGTTTACGCCATTAATTTCTGTTTTGGGTTAATTCGGCATGGTTAGCCGTTTGGGAAATAAGCTCACCACTGCACGAAAATGATTCATTGCTTTAATCAGCTCCCGCGTTTCGTCAGTGGTCAGCTCATTAATATTGACGCTGTGACGTTCTGCCGGAATTTTTGCCATGAAGAATATGGCGGCCAGTGCCCTCTCGTTCTGTTTATGATTAATATCGCGTGGATCGCGCAGATCATGAATAAACCGTTCCAGCTCGTGCTCAATATTAAGACTAAACACTTTTGCTCTTAGCTCCGCAATGTGGTTCAGCCCGTTCAGGCGCTGACCGGCACTCAGTGGAACAGTCGCTGCAGGACCTTCAATAGCCATGGTTTCCCCTGTTGGATAGTGGACAGGTCGGCCAAAAGTGCATCCTGTGAGCGGCACGGATGCCAGCGCTTACCATCCTTCCGCATGATCCAGCCGTGGCCGCAGTGCATTGCCGGACTTTGCTTAACGAGAAGAGACGCAAATGAGGGTTCTTTTCTCAACATAAATACCTCAGCTCAGCCCAAACGAAGAACCAAGGCCCGTCATGGTATCGACGACACTGGCCATTGCCGGATTGGCCTGCAAACGAGCCTGCAATGAAATAGCGGTAAGTGCCATCAGCCGAGTAACGGAGTTGACGCTTTCGACAACCTGGCGGCGGGTAGTCGCGTTCAGTTGAACACCAGAAACCGCACTGGCAGCAACACGGCCGATCTCGGCGGTGGCTTTCAGGACGTATTGCGGCATTTTCTCCCGCGCGACTTCATTGGTTGGTACACATGGCAGGCAATGAATCTGCGCCAGAAAACCATCAACCAGCGTTGAGTCTTCGGTAAGATCGGTGAGCAGCCATATGTCTGGCGCTGTGAGCTGGTGCGGCTGCTCCGGATTGAGCTTATTACGCAGGGTCTGAACGTTCATACCTGCACGTTCTGCCAACTTCGCCATGTTGTGGCGAAGAGCGAAGGTCCGGCAGGCTTCATTGAAATGGGGATGTTTTGATATGCGATAGTCAAACATAGTCAGTTGCTCCGTGAAGTCTCAAAATGGAACTAATTGATAGTCACGTTGCAATCTGATAATGCGTCAACGGTTAAAGCAACGATGTTAATCATTACCTTTTCACGCTTCTTATCTTTGCGCAGGCGGTGACGAGGCAACCGACCATCTGCAAGCATGTCGTTTATGGTGTCAACAGGCAGCCCAGTTAGCTCGCTATAGCGTTCAATTGTGACGTGCGGTGTGTTCAGAGTGATTGAAATATTAGGGGTCATGGTGCAACATCTCCTATTGGCTTGTGGGGAGCCGTTTGTAATCGTGATAAGTCCCCAAATGGGAACATAACTGATACCAGGATCGCATAAGAGATATGTCAACACCAAAGTACCCAAATGAGATCAAGATAAATCCCAATCAGGGTGGCAAAGCTGCGATTGAACGATTGGTAGAGGCGTATGGTTTTACAACGCGGCAGGCTTTAGCTGATCACTTAGAAGTTTCGAAAAGCACCTTGGCTAACCGGTACATGCGGGATACCTTTCCTGCCGACTGGATAATCCAATGTGCTCTTGAAACAGGCATCTCTCTCAACTGGTTAACAACCGGGCAAGGACTAAAGCAAAGTTCCCAAACTGCTACTACTGAAGAGCTTGTGAAGTTTCGTATTACTGCGGGAAAAATGGTTGAAGATGGTTCATACGTGTTCGACGCATCATTTCTACCCGCAAAGCTTTCTGTACCGATTGTAGTTCTCGACGGACCTACTACATACATCTGTGAACAAAATTTTGCAGAAGTGCTTGATGGACACTGGTTGATCAACATAGATGAAACTTATTCCATTAGATTGATCACTAGACTTCCAAAGGGCTTAATTAAAGTTTCGGCTTCGGATAGCGCTTTTGAATGCGCTTTTTCGGACATTAAGTTTATTGCTCAAATTAGAAGTAAAACAATTTCATATTAAATCTTATTAGAGTAATACTTTTACGTTAACCTGATGATAAACATCATTTGGTTAACTCATTGACATATATACCAATGAGTTAAAATCCCACTTTAAAAGAGCTGGGTTAGTTGTAATTCCGTAAATGAAAATCGTAATGATTTTATCGTAGCCATGTTTTATAAAATCATACTCGCTGGTTTGAACTTAACACTATAATTATCTCACACATTAGCAAAGTGAAAGTGGTTTAATCATGAGCGAGAAAAAAACTTATGTAATTGGTGAAGTAGCTACGGGTAGCATTGATACCCCGTTCGTACTTAACTGGTCAGTTAAAACTGATAGCAAAGATGGGCCTACCGATGTAGTTAAGGATACGGCTATCAACGCGGCCCCACTTAGTGAATTGATGCCAATGGGTGAAACAGTAGGAACTACTCAGAATACAGGTGGCCCTGGAGAATTAGCAGACACGAGTTTTAGCGTCTAGGTGCTAACATGGATCAGCCTATTTTGATCTTTTCTTCTTTGAATGAGCCTTGCACCGACTGGGTCGAGAAGGAACTGCGACTCAGAGGTAGCACGTTTATTAGAATAAACTATGAGGAATCTCTTACTGATACATTGTGGGATATTGAAATTGGTAATAACGGAATAATCCTTAAAATAAACGAAAATATTGTTCAACCGAAATCTGTTTGGATGAGACGATGGGGATATCCTTTGATACCAAAAATGCAGGATGAACTATCAAAATTTTTTGTTTTTAACGAATTCTTATCAATGTCATCAGGTCTTTCGTCGCTGATAGATACAAAATGGATAAATCATCCACATAAAGAGAAGATATCCACCAATAAGATACTACAATTAGTAGTAGCAAAAAAATTAGGTTGGGAAATACCAGACACATTGATTAGTAACAATCAGCATGAAGTTATTAAGTTCAGAAATAAATTAACTCATTTGATTTTTAAACCAGTTTCGGCAAATCAATCATCGCATCATATAGCTAGTAAATTGACTCAAGTAAAAATGTCAAATGAATATTCAGAGGATAACTATGATTATGGAGACCATCGCAGCCCATCGCTGATATTCACTCAAGAATTGACTGATGAAAAGTTAGAATATCTCCATTCCTTGAAATGGACTCCAGTGAATTTCCAACAAAAAATTATAAAAAAATCTGACATACGAGTAACCGTTATTGGCGAGAAGATATTCTCATGTCGAATTAAATCACAAAACAACCCTAAAACATCTCTGGACTTTAGATACATGAACATAGTTGGGAATGTACCGCATGAAAAAATTGAACTTGGCCCGGAAATAAATGCACGAATATTACTTTTAATGAGCAAACTGGGATTAGTTTTTGGGTGTTTAGATTTCATAGAGACACACAATGGCGATCTCGTATTTCTTGAAGTTAACCCATCTGGACAATGGCTTTGGATCGAACAGTTAACAGGAATGAAAATAAGTCAGGCATTTGCAGAAGAGCTAATTAGCTGATGTATAACTAGCTCTACTAACCTTAGTATGTATTATCAGCTTTAAACATACATTGACCACTGTTTGTATATACAGTTAAATTTAGCCCTCAGACATGAGGGCTTTTTTATGGCAGTACGAAAACTCGACACAGGAAAATGGATTTGCGAATGCTACCCCGCCGGACGCAGTGGGCGTCGTGTGCGTAAACAGTTCGCCACCAAAGGCGAAGCGCTGGCTTTTGAGCGTCACACGATGGATGAGGCAGATACTAAGCCCTGGCTAGGTGAATCGGTAGACCGTCGGACTCTGAAAGACGTGGTTGAACTTTGGTTCAAACTGCACGGCAAATCTCTTACAGCTGGTGAACATGTTTACGACAAGCTGGTCCTGATGGTCGATGCACTCGGAAACCCTCTTGCTACTGATCTCAGCTCGAAATTGTTCGCGCATTACCGTGACAAACGCCTGACGGGTGAAATCTATTTCAGTGAGAAGTGGAAGAAAGGTGCCAGCCCAGTAACAATCAACCTCGAGCAAAGCTACCTGAGTGGCGTTTTTAGCGAGCTGGCCCGACTCGGAGAATGGGCAGCACCGAACCCGCTGGAGAATATGCGCAAGTTCGCCATTGCTGAAAAGGAAATGGCCTGGCTGACGCATGAACAGATTACCGAGCTTTTGTACGACTGTAATCGCCAAAGTCCCCTTCTCGCTCTGGTTGTTAAAATCTGCTTAAGCACGGGGGCGCGCTGGCGTGAAGCTGTGAACCTAACCCGTTCGCAGGTCACCAAATACCGGATCACTTTCGTCAGAACCAAAGGCAAGAAGAATAGGAGTATCCCGATCAGCAAAGAGCTGTACGAGGAAATCATGTCCCTGAACGGCTTCAAGTTCTTTACTGATTGCTACTTCCAGTTCTTGTCAGTGATGGACAAAACTTCCATTGTGCTTCCGCGCGGCCAGCTTACCCACGTTCTGCGCCACACATTTGCAGCGCATTTTATGATGTCGGGCGGAAACATTCTTGCCCTACAAAAAATTCTCGGTCACCACGACATCAAAATGACCATGCGCTATGCTCACCTGGCTCCTGATCACCTTGAAACTGCCCTGCGTTTCAACCCGTTAGCTACCCTGCCAAATGGCGACAAAGTGGCGGCAGCGGTTGGCATTACCCCGTAA